CAAAATCCTTTTCAGAAATGACCATGCTGGGCTTTTGGTGCTCATCTCCAAAAAAATCATGCATGAGTCCAGTATAAGCCATATTGCAAATATCATCTTGGCAATTGGCGTCAAGACTTTTAAGCTTTTTCTTTTCTATGTGTTTTGCAACAAGTCTTTTTACAGCTTTTGAAGCGAAAATTTTGCCCTTTTTTATGATTAAATCATAATGTTTTTTATGTTTAGGATCGCCAAGGCACTCAAGAATTAAATGCACAATTTCTCCTTTTAGCGCCCCACTGTTTGTGGTGTCTGGAAGCTTTAAATGGTATTTGCACCAATACTGCCAAGAGCAGGATTGAAGAACCTTGATTTTACTAGCTGATAGTGTCTCTTTCAATTTTAAGATCGTCTAAATAGTTTTGGAGAATAGTTAGACATGTATTATTTATATTATGAGCATTTTTGATAATAAATTCTACCTGTTTCTGTTTATTTAATTTTTTATTCACCCATTCAGAAATATCTATTTTTTCCTCAAGCATCTCAGCGAAGTCTTTCTTTACTGGAAGTTTTATTTCAAGTTTTGAAATATCAAAATATTTGATGAGTTTGAGATAAATTTTTATTGCCCCATCCAATCCACGATTATTAGATTTATCGAAATCATTATTTGTAGATATGATGATTTTATTTAAATTGTAAGATAAAAGATGAGATATTTGTTTTGAACTAATATCTAAACCAAAAATGACCATGTGATTGTAAAACCCCTGTTCAGTTAGAGCGAGACTATCGCCTATTCCTTCGATAAGGATGATTTCTTTTTTCTCTTCTATATCTTTGTTGAAGAGATTTATTTTTTGATCAGCTTCAGGTGGAAGATTGACTGGATATAGCCAATTTGCCTTTCTACCAAGATGTTTCCATTTAGGCATTGCAGATTCAGCTTTCCATAAAAGATGTCGGCCACTCAAACCAATAATCTTTTTGTTTTCGTCGTATATAGGAAATACAAATCTTCCATTCATTTTACCAGACATCGAAAATCCGCCATTATACAATCTAAGAGTCTGATTGGATATTTGTTTATCGTTGTAGAATTTATAATGAGGAAGAAGAGTTTTAACTTCTTCGTGATCGAAAAATTGTTCTACTTCCATTTTGGGAGCCCTAATTGATTCAATAAACGAATCATTTTTTTGATCGAAATAATTTGAAACTTCTTTTACTTTTTCATCATCTGAGCAACTGAGTTCTATTAATCTTTTAAAAGGTTGATATTTAGTATTCGCTACAAAATCTTTCCAAATACCAGTATTTTTCCAAATTTGAAGAGCGGTTCGATTGTCTCCATCTCTATAAACGGCTCTTGAATGCCAATATTTTCCTTTATCATTTAAATCATATCCAAGATCAGTTAAAATAGTTTTGATCTTGTCAGATTGATCTTCAGTCGATGTTAGGAACGTCGTCATTTCCATCTTGAGAAACTGATGCTGATGTTGATAAGGCATTTACTATATCTCGCAGATCACCTTTTTCAGTGACGAGGAAATTGTCTATTTGAAGATTGATAAAATTCTTCTTCAAAGAATCATCTGGCATTTTTACTGGATTTATTGCTCCAGCGATGTCTTTGCCAAGATGTCTGGCTTTTATGTTGATTAATTTATGCGTTCCAAAATCTTTTTCGCTCTGTAGTTCATCAAAAGTTTTATTTCGCAAAATAAACATATGAGAAGAAAATTGAGTTATTCTGTCTGATAGAGAAACGATGCTTTCGTCGTCCGTCACATTTGTAGATAATTTATTTGTAACAATTCCAGTTCTATTTGACTGAACGGATGTCATCATTGATATGCAGGGACCAGATTCAGTTTTAATATCGCGCTGAATACATTTCTTATATTTATCAACCATCTCACCAACAACTTGCCATTCAGATTTATTGTTTGATGTTTCGCTTGTGGTCTTGATATAATCGAAGCTAAATATCAAAGGATTTCCTCGTCCAACTAAAGAATAATAAAATCTCTTTAATACGCTGATCTGCGAATCTACATTCATTCCACCGACATTATAATAATAAAGATAGCGATACTGTTCTGAAAGAGATTTCCAAACAGATCTCACTTTATTAACAATTTCAGGACCAGCTTTTCTCCAATTACCGCTTTCTAGCAAATAAATTGGAACTCCAGAAAGAGCCGCGCACTGTCTGAAGATAAGCTCTTCTTTACTCATTTCGCCGTTATCAAAATGAAGAACAGGCACTTTATTTTTAGATGAAACTTTTGTGACGAAATCCAAGCAGAATTGAGTTTTGCCCACGCCGCTTCGCGCAACAATTACGGTGATATTTCCCGGCCTCAAGAGGGAGCCGTAAATATTTTGAAGAGTCGGATGAGGACCAGAAAATCCAAATTCTTCAACTGGATTATTTCCTCTTTCCTCAATAAGATCTTCCATCTCATTAAAAATATTGCATGGTTGATTATCACTGTTTTCATATAAATTTATTTGTTCATTGTATATCTTATCAGCAATTTCTATAATTGAAGAATAATCGGATGAAGGAGAAATAGACTTCATCTTCTTATTTATCTCCGCTCCACACAGAGCTATTTCTCTTCTAATCGTATATTTCTTTAATTCCTTAGCTACGCCAACGATTGAATCTGGAGAAATTTTCTTTAACGATAAAGATTCAATATAATCTGCGGGATTTATATTGTCGTCAAAAGTAATTCCATAGTTTTTAACTCTCTGAGAGATAACTACATCATCTATTTGCTCTCCGTTTTCAATGGCCTGTTTTAATACCAAAAATAATGTTCTATTAATTTTGGACGTTTCGGACCAAAAGTCTTTTTCAGTTATAAAAGGAGAAACGTCAGCATACCTATCTGGATATTTAATTATCCCAGCTAGGAGTTGGGTCTCTAAATCGTAGGAATAAATCATTCGCGCCTTACTTTAGATGTCTTTTTCCGTCATGTCAATCGAATCTTGGTTTTGGTTAAAATCTGATAAATAATTTTCCAAAGTTTTTACCAGTCCCATTTCGACGATTGGCGTGCTAATTTTGCTATATATTGTTGGGTATCCGTCCTGATCGACATACGCGATGATAAATCCTTTTGAGGAATCATCCGAGCCGGTAAATTCAAATAATTTATTGAAAAAGGTTTCGGGGATTTTGAATTTTTTAAAGTTTTCTGATTCGTTTTCTTTTTTCATTTCTTTAGAGTGTTACACCTTGATCTTCGAATAATTCTTTAGTCAACAAATCATTTTCATAAATTGTTACAAGAACAATCTTGTTTAATTCACAAAACTTTTCTTTATTTTCGTCTCTTTTTAATTGATGAAGAAAATTTGCTCTTGTTTGATGGAAAAATTGTATATAATTAGTATGCTGGCGCCCTTGGACTTCTATGGCAATTTTTTTATTAGCATTATAAAAATCTAAAGACAATCTAGTGCCAACGATTGGGAACTCTTCAAAAACAATATTGTGTAGCCAATATTTCTTCAGAAAAGCTTTAACATTCGTTTGAAATTTGCTTCTGCTATCGCTAGACCAATTTATCAAATATTTTTGAAGATTTTTAGGCTTCCTTTTTTTATTCGTCAGTGTTAAGAATTGCATCTTCAGAATTTAATAGGTTTTTGCGTATATAAGTAATAAAGAAATTTTTCAGATTTTCGTCTTCATTAATCATTTTTTCAAATTTTGCTGTGCCTTGAATTTGATTTGGAAATCCTGAAATATTAGATTCGTTCAATAAAGATAGAAACTCTTCATCAAATGAAATCCACGCGCCCTTCTTATTCGCTATTTCCCACATAAATAGCAAATCAAGAATTTCTTTTTCTACCCAATTTGAAGTTCCATTTTTTCTTCCATATCTGATTGGATAACGAATTTTTGCATTAGTTTTTTCATTTGGAGATTTTTTAACAATTATTTTTACAATGTGCCCTATATATTGATTTTTGTGTTCATCATAATTAGCATTTGGATCTTCAAGAATCAAATCACCATTAAAGCGAGGCTCAAATTCGATAATCCAATTAGCAAAATGCAATAAAGCATTTCCTCCAGTCGCCGAAGTCTGGCGAATAGGAGCTTTGCTATAAGGATCAAGCTTGATGTCGGCGCGAACCTGAGAAATAAAAATAGCAATATGCCCCCGTTTCTGAAGGGCGATAGATACTCTCTTCATGAGGTCGGCCGCAATGACTGCTCCACCAGCTACTTTTTGAGACTCTTCAAAGGTTTTATCGAGATCGTTTTTTCTGATCAATCCATCAACAGAATCAAGAAGGAAAAAATACCTTATCTTCTCGTCATTTTTGCCGATTAATTCGCGCATGGCATCAAATACAGTTTCATGAATATTTGATTCAAAAACAAAGCAAGTTCCAACGACCCACTCTTCAGCCGTAAAAACGAACTTTACGCCTGATCTTTCGATCATTTCTTTGCTCAGCCTTCCTTCAGCTTTGATGTAAAAGCCTTTTCCGTTCTTCTGCGTAAGAAGAAAATTTCTCATAAATTGCAGCGCACTCGAAGTTTTTCCACCCTCGTTAATTCCGCAGAATCTATGAAGTCCAGTTCCTAGACCGCCATCCAAACCATAATCAAAAAGCAGACTGCCGCTTGATACCTTGTATTCGATAGAGTCTTCGAAATTATAATGAGACTCTTTATTTGTTTTAAGAAAGCTTTTAAGCTGATCTTGTGAAGTTAGTATATCACT